GTGCCGAAGTCGGCCATGGCTCACCTACTTCTGGAGGTTCTTCGGAGGCCGTCCTCTGCGCGGGGCAGCCGGCTTGGACTCGACTGCGGGCTCTTCGGCAGTGAAGAGGCATTCGCGGCCGGAGATGATGGGATCGCCTTCGGGGAAGCGCTGACCGGCATTCACCAGGCCGCCGCTATGCCAGAAGGTTTCTTTCGCCACATAGGTAGCGGACATGGTGATCACTCCTTGACGGAGCAGGGGAATTCGGGCCAGAGAGCGCCATGTGGGACCGACAAAATCGCCCGACCTAGAGGCCCTGGGGCGTTTGCTCTCTCTTTAACGGGTCCACCCAACCCGAATTCCTTACTGCTCGAATCAGCTGGCGTTGGTGTAGGACAGCACCCGGAAGGCGTCCGGAACCAGGTTCAGCGAGTTGTTCCACCACACGGCCAGGACGCCACGCTGAGCGGTCGGACGCTGGTTGGCGCCGAAGACCTGGGGGATCAGCTCCATGGACATGCCAATCCGGTCGACGATCAGGAAGTTGCTGAAGTCGCCCAGGATCAGGAGTTTGGTTCCGTTGGTCGTTCCGTTGCTCATCGCAGTGGAGGTCAGCGCCTCGTAGCCCAGGAGTTCACCCGGCCGACCCGCACCGATCCGCTCCCACAGGGAATGTCCATCGGTGGTCGCGAACTGCCGCACCCGGTTATAGAAGGCCCGATTCGCCATGAACTTCGCGTTACCCAGGTATTTGTCGTCGAGCGCGTCTTCCAGGGCGTAGATGTTCGCAGCGGTGAGGGTATCCTCCGCAGTCGCGATAATGCTTCCACCGGGCATGGTGCCCAGGAGGCCGTTGGCCTTGAGCGCGGTCGACCCGTCGTCGTTCATGAAGGCGCCGGCTTCTTCGCGAGCTTTCGCATCCAGCAGGGCCCGGGTGATCTCACCACGCAGCGCGTTCCAGGACGCAGCCAGCTCGTAGGAGAACTTGACGTAGCCGGTGACGCGGATGGTATCCACCTCGGGCTGTGCCAGGGTCATGTCGTTCAGCGGGACCTCGCTGGCCTCGGCAGAACGGGTCACAGAGGTACCCGCGCTGGTGATGCCCTGCCAGGTCTTGCCGGTGATGCGCTCCACGCGAGAGATGCTCCGCAGCGGGTCCACCACGGCGCCCGTGGTCAGGATGACGGTCGGATCCAGCTGATAGGGAACCGCGAAGCCGCCCTTGTTGTCGGTGCCGAGCAGCAGGGTCCGGGCCTCATCGCCGAAGACGACCTGCGGAGTGCCGGCCGCGACAGCCTGAGCCCACGCCCGCTCATAAACCGGAGAGCCGGTGATCAGCATGCGCTTGGCCAGCGAGCCGTTCTCGTCATCGAGCTCCAGCAGGGCCTCCGATGCGGCAGCCTTGGCATCCTCCTGGGAAACCAGGCCACGTCCACCCATGCGAGCCTCGTCAATCGAGCGCTGGGCGTTGTCGCGGAGCTGGTCCGGGGTGTACTGCCGCAGCTCGTTGAGGTCGTAGATGTCCTTCTTGATGTGGACCCCCGGGGCCCCGAACGCGCGCTCGGTCGCACCACTGCCGGATGCATCGGCGATTTCGGCCATCCGAGCCTCGATAGCCGCGATCCGGGCCTCGATCTTCGGGCGGTCGGCCTTCAGCTCTTCGTACTCACGCGCTTCGGTCTCGGGGAGTTCGGCGTCGCGGTACTCTTCGTCGAGTTCTGCACGGCGAACGTCGATAGCCGCCAGCTGCTCACGGAGTTCAGTCAGAGTCATTGCTCTGGTCCTTTTCGGTTGAATTACTTTGGAATCCCGTTTCGAGGTGCCTTTGCTGGCGGCGTCGTCTTCGGGTGTTGCCCCACTGCGCGAGGTGCTCTCGGGAGCGGCGTCACGCTTTTCTGGGGAAGTTTCTGTGGCCTGGAATGCCTTTTCGGCTTCGAGCCAGCGGAAGAGGTTTTCAGCTTCGAGCCAGCGAAAAGTCGCCTCTGCGTCGAGCCATTTCCGAATCTCTTCGGGGTCCGAGGCGCTGCGATCTTCGGCGGTCTTGAGCATCGTCTTGCGGTACTCGGCCACTACCAGCTGGCGCTCTTCGTCCGTGAGCTCGGCAGCGCTGCGTACGCCGACTGATGTGCCCTGATATGCGGGGAATGTGACCGGGCCTGCCTCGCTCAGCTTGATTTCCTTGATGGTGCGTGCAAGCGGTCCGCGTTCGCCGGGCTCATACAGCAGCCTGTACAGCTCATCCTTCTTGACGAGTTTCCCAGCGTTATCGCGCCATTCGTCACGCACAACCTCCATGCGAATGCTCATGCCTTTTATGGCGCCGCCTTCGATGGCATCCCGGACCGGCTTCACGAGATCGTTGTCAAAGAGGCGACCCTCGACATAAAGGCCATGGTCGTCTTCGCGGACGATTTCGTAGACCCCGATAGGGACCGTAATCGAGCGGCCGTGGTCGAACATCATCACAGGCATGCGGCCACCCTGGAGGGTTTTACGGAATGCGCCCTTTGTCATGCGCTCCGTAAACGAACCTTCCCAGGAGTTAATGGTGGTGTCCTGGTCAAAGACGGTGGCATATCCAACCAGGCGACCATCTCCGGCCTGATCATCGGATGCCGTGGACCTGAATTCAAAGTCCCTAGTTCGTTCGCTGAACATCCTTGCCCCTTTCGTCAGCGAGCACGACAAGGAAGTCAATTAGTGGCTTGTCGTTTTTCCGCAGGTTGCAGGTGGCACACGAATTAGTGAGGTTCCACCAGTGGTCGGTGCCGCCCTTAGCGAGAGGCTTGATATGGTCTACGTGCATTTCGTCGGAGAATTGGCCGCAGTAACTGCATGGATCACCGGCGAGGACTTTGCGGTATTCGACCGACTCTTTTCGATCCTCGGCCGTCATATTTACCGCTACCCGTACGCGACGGCGGGCATTTCGCGCTCGGACCACGTCCGGATTTTCCCTGCAATAGTCCCTGTAGTATTCGGGATTTTCCTCGCGGTATCTCCGCTTGGACTCTAGGATCGACTCGCGGTTGGCTGCGCGGTACGCCTCCGAGCGCTTCAGAATTTCTTCTCGGTTATCCGAGTAGTACTTCTTGCGGCGCTCCGTCAATCTCTCTTGGTTCGCCTCTGCGTACTCTCGCTGCTGCGCCAATACTTGCTCGCGGTTAGCCTCGTACCACTGTCGCTGACGATCGAGAATTGAATCGCGATTGGCCGCATAATGCCTCTGTCGGCCTTCGCGTATGAAATCCTTGTTGGCCTCACGATACTGGCGCCTCTGGTCGAGAATCTTTTCTCGATTCTTGGCTCTATACTCGCGTTGATACTCAACCTTGAATGCCGCCTGACAGCCCCCGCAGCGCTTCGCTTTTGGGCTACCTGAGGCAAATCCGACACCGCAGTCGACGCAAGAGATCTCCCCAAGTTTCCGAGTCACTAGTCAATCCAATCCACACCGCGACTAACGGCGTTCAGCCATTCATTTGATTTGGATTCAGATTTCGGCCTACCTACCGGCTTTCGCTTGGAGCCAGTTGGATTGTTATTGGCCTTACTGTGCGCCTTTTTGTCGCCACCGGAGTTTTTGTCATCGGACGGCTTTTTGTCGTCGCCCTCGCCCTCTTCGGCATCTAGGACGCCATTTTTGTTAGCATCACCCCACTGGTCCGGATTCGACACGTTTGGAGGGAGGAGTTGGACAGAATAAAGGCCGGTATGTTCGAGAAGATCCCAGTCCTTCGCAAGAACGGCCGCCACGGTGGATTCAGGAGTAAACCCTTGCATTACCAAACGGCTAATTGTCGTCGCTTCCATTTGCTCAAGGCGAGCCAGCTTCTCTTTGTCATCGCGAAGAAATGCGATCTCGCGGTCGTCGTAAAAGAGCCGCATGCCTGCCGGAATATCAACAAGAACGGAATACGCGGCACACAACGAACGCCAAAGCGGCCTCATGGTCCCCGAGGCGAAGGCATCTTTGGCCGCTTGGAAGTTCCCTTCGTTCAAGCTCGATCCGGCCATGCCTTCGGAAAGGCCAACAATGCTCGGATGCACCCGGGCCGCTGCGGCAATTCGAGTCTCGCCAGCCCCGATGACGTTCTTGAAATCGAGCTGCTGCATGTTCGCGCCAATGACCTTGACGTCCGCCCCGCCGCCCAGATAGAGGGTTTTGTAGGCGTTATCCAGGCCCTTGTGGCTGCCGTTCATCTCCGCAACGAACTCTTGGAAGTCATCCTTGGAGACCGTTTCCTTGAGCGCGACAGCGATGTTCGGGGTAGCCGCATTGGAGAAGAACTTATTCTTGTGTTTACTTGCAGCCTTGTCGCCAACGATCTCGGGCAGGACGGGCGTCATCCAGGACATGCCACGGAATTGCGCGTCGGGATCCGGGATGGGCGCCCAGTGGGCTATCGCGCCGTTGGATCCGTCAGCCGGGTAGACCTTCCACTTCTTCTTATCCTGCGTGTTTCCCGGTTTGTAGATGTAACCCCAGATGTTGACTTCCGGGTCCATCGTCGGGTCGCCCGTGAGGATGATTTCCACCCAATCCGGACGCAGCCGGCGAATACGTGGAGGCTTTCCGGGGCGATCTTCGCGGACGGCGTAATGGTTGCCGGCCATGTCGACATCCTGGATAGCGCGGGACAGCAGATCGCCGGTTGTGCCGTTTTCCCAGGGCTCTTCGAGGACGTCCAATTTGCCCTTGCCGGGCTCGATATCTCCGGGGCGTTCCCTGTCCATGCGCTGATAGGCGAACCTGACCTCGGAGAAGATTGACCGCCTGGCCTCGCAGCACGCAAAAACAACGCCGCTGGACTTGTACGCCGAATTGACATACGCAGGGAAGTCGTTGTCGATCTTCTCGACTTTGGGATCCGGATTTCCATACCCGCCGAACGGAAACAAGCTGTGCGCCTGTGTTGCCCACTGATCGATGGTGAGTTCTCTGTCGCGAGCTTCCTCGACGGGCTTTTTGCGCCCAAAGAGCGGCCATAGCTTCATTTCGCTCCTTTAGGCGTAGAAACCCCAGGGCTTCGATTTCTTCTGGAAGATGTGCTGCTTGTAGCCCCAGTAGCCAAGAGTGACGCAGCGCAACGGGGTGACATCGCCAACCGATTCGGCCCGGGACCAGATCCAGAGATCGACAACGGGTTTCTTGTCAGCGCCGGCGACTGCGGTATTCAGCGGGACCTGATCCAGGTGGACGAGTGTGGGTTTGCCGTCGCCCTGCTTCGGAGCAACAGCGGTCTTGAAGTCTCCGCAGGCTTGCGCGAATTCACGGCTGGTCAGCGTTTCGACCTTGATGCCCTTGGATTCGAGCTCTTCTTTCAGCGCGCCGGCGGGGGAGGCTGGATCGAGCACTACGAACGCGGGCCGAGCAGCCTTCCAGATCGCTTCCACGCGGGGGATGACCCACTTGATGCCGGGCCGGTAGTCGATCGCAGCGCCTTCGATGCCGGTGATCTCGACATGGACCATCTCGTCGGAGTTGCCGCCCACTGCGGAGATGCAGGACCAGGCAGCCTCGGGAGCGGAATCGATGGCCAGGCAGAATTTGCCGACCAGCTCAGAGCCCTCGTTCTTGGCGCTCTTCCATGGCGTTTCCGGAATGACGCGCCAGCCGCCACCCTCAGCGGGCCAGGGGCCGACCGAGAGGCGCTCTTTCGCAAAGCCCGTGGGGCTCATGGCCGGCTTCTCGGTCTCGCGGATGTACTCTTCGGTCAGGCCGGGGCGGAATCCCATCGCGGGGTTGGCCTTGGCCCAGGTCTTCGGATCATCCGGGTCGTCGTGCTCGGTGCAGTCCGGCAGGCAATCGTCGTCGCACAGCTCGGCAGACCACTCCATGAAACCGAAGCGGGTCTCGACCTTTTCGCCACTCAGAACCTTCAAGGCGCGGTTGCGTGCACGGCCGAAGTGCTCGGATTCCTCGGTGCCGGCACTGCCCGTGTAGAGAACCTGAGCATTCGGCCGGGACGAGACTGTCGGCAGGGCTGCTTCGACGACCGGGCTGTCAAGGTTCATCATCGCCTCGTCGAAAACCAGCAGATCGCAGGAGAACCCTCGGGCGCCGCCTTTGCTCCTGGCCTTGAACAGCAGCTCTTGGCCGTTCCTAAGGAAGATGCCCTCCTTGCCGTGCGACCGGGAGATGCTCATGACCTCGGCGGCCAGTTCCGGCGTGTGCTCGATCAGATGGGCGATGCGCTCAAAATGCTTGTGCGAGGTGTCGAACAAGTGGGCTGAGTGGATGATCGTTTTCTCGCCAAACAGGAAGAGTCCGGCCAGCTCTCGCGCTTCGAGAATGCTGCCCTTGCCGTTCTGGCGTGCGACGACCAAACCGAACTCGAAGGCGGCCCAGCGGTTCTCCTCCCGGCCGTTGATTTCGTCCCAGTAGGTTTCTTCCCGGACCGCGAGCATCTGCTCCAGGACCAGGCACTGCCAAGGATCCAGTTCGAGGCCGGCGAGGCTAGCTAGATCGATCGCCTCTAAAGCGCGGCTGTCTACCACCTTGACGTCGTGGGGCATTCTGAGTGCCGAGTCGGGCGTTGTCAGGATTCGCGGGTACTGATCGCCCATCAGCGGCACGTCGGTTACGAATGGAGGCAAGATCGGTCACCCCCGCTTCGCCTTCAGAGTTGGCCGGCGGCCGGAGTTTCTCGATGTCTTCGATGATCTTTTGCAGCCTGAGTACGAGCGCTGCTGTATCACCCGTGCGCAGCTGGCTCATCTGGCAGGCTTTACAGCGATTGCCCTGCAACTCGTGCGCCACGTAATCGCGGAGAGCCAGGAGGGAATTGCGGGTGTCGCCTTCGCTGATGACCTCGGTAAATGACTTGTGCTCCTCGGTCACGCTCACCTCACCTTCAGCGTGCGCCTCTCCGCCAAGATGACGTTGACGCGGTTGACGACGTTGGGGTGGAAGATGCGCTGCTCGGGCTGGATCCAGTGAACTCGCGCTCCTTGCACCCGGAGACCATCCCCAAAGGCAAATGCGCGGTCGAGAAGTGCGATCGAGTCCGAGCCGGCTACGCCGATCATGTCGAGCTCGTCGGCCAGGTGGATCTCGTCCTGCGCTGACATATCGGCAGTCAGGGAGTCGATCGAATCAACCAGGGTGACGACATCGGTGACGTATTTGACCTCGATGACTTCGGCCGGGTTCTCTGTGATCGACAGGCTGTCCGGCGCCGGGATAACCAGGTTGGTCACCAGTGCGGATTCGGCCAACGCCATTGCATCCGGAAGCGCGGCAAACGAGATGCCCGGGGTGGCTTCGGCGAGGGTGGCGGCGTCGGCCGCAGTGACCGTGAGCTGGTCGATCGGATTCTCTGTGATCGAGATCGTGTCGGCCGCCGCGATGACCCTGACCGAAGCCGTGCCGTCGCTGATAGTTGCCGAGTCCGCCGCAGCCGGCACCGAAGCAGTGACCGAGGCGGTGTCGGTTAGCGCGATAGCATCCGGGCTGGCGGTCATGCGAATCGCGGCGGAGTCGGCCAGAGAGACCTGATCGGGTGAAGCCGTTTTCGGGACAGCCAGCTCGGGCGGGATAGCGAGAGTGATAGCACCCCAGGCGCCGGTCTGCGTGCCACTGCTACCGATGAACGAGCTGGGGTCCACCGACGTAGAGGCAGTGGTTCCAAGGTAGGCAACAGCGAAGCCGACGTGGGTTGCAGCCCCGGAGCCGCCGCAGTTGTACGAGGTGAAGCCCGACCAGCCCGTGGGCCCGCTATCGCACACTCGACCGAACTCGACCGCCGTAGCAGCGACATACATGTAGTCGAGCTGCCCCATGGATGGAGTGATCGGGGGTGGATTGCGGTCGCCGGTCGTCGACGCGGTCGCGGTGGTCATCTCGATGTGAGCCGGATTGCCAGACCAGCCCGAGAACGACATAGCGACCCAGGCGGCATGGCCGGAGACCGACTGTGCGACCGTGAGCGCGGCTGCTGTTCCCTGTATGCCTGCGAGGACGCCGAGAGTGGATCCGGAGGGGTCAACCTCGCCGACGACAGTCCAGCCCGAAGACGCGGTCGAGATGTTGCAGGTGTCCGCCGTGGAGAACAGTACAAGCAGCAGGTCTCCGGTCGACGCCGAAGGCGGAGTGACCGCAGTGCTGGTTGCGTCGGAGTTCCTGGTTCCGGTGACCTGAGCTACGAATGCCGGTGTCGCCATCTGGACCTCCTACCGGCCGCAAGGGTCAGGAGATGGTGACTGAAGCCGCCAGAGTCCATGCAGCGCCTGAGCCCTTGGTGCCGAGATCCTGGACAGCGCGGTTCAACATCACGCCAGAAGCGGTCGCGGTAGCGAAGTTGGTGCCGGGGACGATCGTGCCGCCGGAGATGAACAGGCACCACTCCTGCCACGCATGGCTCGCCACCCCCGCAGCGAAGAGCGAGTTGGCCGAGATGGTGTTCCCGGTCGTATCGGGCGTGCCGGCGAGCCCCTGGTAATAGGAGGTGCCCTGAAGCGATGTCATGCCGGCCGTGGTTGCCGTGGTGCTGGTGCCGACACCGATGCCGCCGTTGATCGCGCTGAAGCCGTTGACCGACTCCTTGCAGATCAGCTCGGCCACGCGAGTCGTACCAGTGGTGACCATCGAGTTGCCCTCGCGGACCAGAACCTCGTCGGGGGTCAGGCTGTGCTCGCGGGTCAGGTAATCGATATCGGCCTGGCAGACGGTGTGGATGTCCTTTTCGAGGAAGCGGGCCATATCCCGGACGGTGTCCTCGTTGTATTTCGTGACAGTGACAGTCGGCCACCACTTGATGCTGTCGGTATTCATATCACTGCACCTCGGAGATTCTCAGTAGTATCCACCGGGTTTCGATGCGACCGCCCACAGTGGTGATTTTGTTGAAGACTTTGTATTTCTGCCCAACCAGGCCGCCGGCGATCCAGACCGTGGTAGTGACAGCCGTTTTGGTAGCGGGCGTGGACTCGATATCGATTTCGGAGTCGGCGGGAGAGGTAGACCACTCGGAGGTGCTGATCTGATCTCCGCCGGCGTGCGCGGCAAGCCAGTCCTGCCAGTCGAAGATGTAATCCAGCTTGCTGTCGGACTTCTTCGTGTATTCGTCGGCCACGACCTACCCCCACTTCTGTGAATACTTGGTGGTTTTCGAGTAGGGGGCTCCGGTGCCGCGCTCTTCGTTATGTCTGCGGTGCGCGGGTTTCAAGTTCGACTCGACATTCGCCAGGTCCGGCCGCTCCGACAGCGGGATAACGTGATCGAGGGTCCAACCCCAGGGATCCCGTCCGGACAGCCGGAGGTCGATATCCTCGCCGCACAAATGGCAGATCGGGGGGAGTGTCCTGCGGAGTCGCGCGTGAAGTGCCCGCCATTCAGCGTCATTGCGCCCTGGCGTGGCCATCAGCGGAACCAGTTGCCGGCGGCCGAGTCGCTGTAGTTGTCCGCGTTGCCGTCGTAGCTGGCATGCGCTCCGGTGAAGAGGTAGCCGCGCCAGTCCAGGCCGTTGCTACAGATCACGTCCGCGCGGTTGCAGATGGTCAGGACCGGGATATCGCCGAAGTTGTCATCGACCCCGCCGAGCGGCTGGCCGAGGAATTCGCCCCAGCCGGAAAGGCCGTCGAAGCCTCTGCCGTTCGCCTTGCGCTTCGGGTCGGAGAGGAGGATCGCACTGACATTGCCGAAGCCGTTGTGGGTGCTGACCCAGTGGTGGACGATCGCCGCACCCATCGAATGGCCCATGAGCTTGATGTGGTCGCTCGGACATTCGGCGCGATGCTTGGCGATCAGCCGATCCAGCTCCCGCACGCCGCCGCGAGGATCCAGGGTGTTATAGCCGACGCGCTGATCCCCGGTGAGGTAGGTCGAGTCCTGCGCCCAGCTGCCCGTGTCGAGGCTGACCTGAAGCCCGCCGACAACGATGGACCAGGTGTCCCCACATGCATCCGCAGACGCCGGCGCAGCAGTCGCAGCCGGAAGGGTCAGGGCGGCAGTGGTGACGAGAGAGGCGACCAGGGCCATGATGCGCTTCATGAGGGAGACCCACTTCCGGCGAAGACAAAGCCGACCCACGTCCCGAGCAGCTCACCCGCCGAAACCCACCGTTAAATGCGGGGCCGCTGGAGATTGGGACGTGGGTCGGCTGTCCACCTGGAGCGCAGCGCTACGACAGATGGACGGTTAGGGGGGCGGTCAGGCCGCTCTGGTGAAGGTTCGGACTCGATGGCAGTTGGCGCAGACCAGGTCGCACTTGGCCATCTCTTCCTGGACTGCCGTGAGGCTGCCGCATCTGGGCGCTCGGCTGAGTTCGAAGAGCTTCTCGTACTGAGGTAGATGGTCGAAATCCATGACGTAAAACGGGTAGAAGACACCGCAGTCCGTGCACGGGTTCGAGGTTTTGAATTCCCGGATCAGCTCGGTTATCTTCTCGCGTGTCGTCTTGTTCCGGGCGTAGTACTGGGGCTTATCGGCTCGGTAGTGCTCGGCGGCGTATGCCCTGCTGCATTGTCGGCAATAGGACTGCCGGCCGTCGCTACGAGCTCTACGAATCGAGAACGCATCTAGAGGAAGCTCTTGTTTGCATCGGGAACAGGTCTTCAAGCGACCTCCCGGGCTATTCAATTATGGGCAAAGAAAATCCCCACCAATCCCGGAGGATGATGGGGAGCTAGTTTCTGAGCGGTCTGCGATTTTGAATCTCCGTCGCCGGAATGAGTTACAACCCGCTCGGCGTAAGCATATCACGCACCGCGTTACACTGTCCTCCATTTGACTTTGATGCTGTCCAGACCCCGCACTTTTCCACGCCCGACCGGCATGATTTGAACGTCGAAAAGGAGTCGGATCAGAGCCTTTTTGTCGGCCACGGTCAGATCCGCCCACACCTGTTCGCGGTCGGCGGAGGTGAATATCTTCTGGGCAGCAGGAGGTAAAGGCGCGGCACCAGCACCGGCTCTGGCGCGCAGATCTTCGATCTCGGGGCGGAGCTTGGCCTCCAGTTGTCCCAGGGTCTGCGGCGTAATACCAGAAGAGGGGTCGGCGGCGGCGTCGATATAGGACTGGAGATATTCCTCCTTGGCCCGAGCATCGGCGAGCAGTCTTGCTGAATCATCGCCGGATCCTTGCACGCGAGAGAGCACCACCTCCCATGTCGAGTTGTCTCGGAACGCCTTCAGCAGCTGCGCCTCCACCACCGAGTCCACGAGTTCGCAGCTGGCGGTGGTGTGCTGAGCGTCGACCTTGAGGCGGGTGTCGAGCCGGCAGACGTAGTAGGACTCCCCGTTGCTGGACCGCGCCTTCCTGCGCACGATGCTGCCGCAATTGCACTTCGCGATCCCGGACAACAGCCAGCGGGGAGTGGTACCTCTCATCGTGCGCCGGGAGGGATTGCGCAGGCAGGCCACGAGCCTGGCGTGGGTCTCCCGGTCGAATATCGGCTCCCAGCCGCCCACTGCCCCGGTTGCCTGCCTGCGCCGGACCATCTCGCCGGCCATGACCGGGTTGAGCAGTCGCCGAACCCAGACATTCGACGGGGCTCGGTTGCCGTTACGGTCGGTGAAGCCCCTGTTGTACATATCCCAGGTCAGCGCCAGCACCGTCTCTCCGTCCAGTAGGCGCTCGGCGAACTCCTGAAGTGCTGCGGCCTGCGCGGGGTGATGCTCCCACCACAATGTCCGTCCGTCCGGTGCCTGGCGGGTCGTGGGCGTTCCCTGTTCATTGGTGATCACGCGATACCCGAAAGGCGGCCGTGTCGAGTTGTGCGGCTTGCCCGCCTGGAAGTTCGACTCCATACCGTCCAGGACACGCTGAGCGAGCTGATCGGACTCGAACTCGGACAGAAGTGCGCGGAAGCCGGCCTGGAGGCGGTCGTTCGGTTTCGACAGATCCAGCACCTGGCCACCGGCGCACAGAAGGATCCCGAGGGTTTCACAGAGATCCCGCAGCGCCACGAACTCGGCCAGCTTTCGGGATGCGCGGCTTGATTCCCAGATGACCAGGACGTCGCCCTCGCGGAGTTCCCCGAGCAATTGGCGATAGCCCGGCCGGTCCTTGGTGCCGTAGCGGGAAGCGCTGATCGCGTCGTCCTTGATGACCGGCCCGAGCGTCCAGTCTGGATGTTGACCGACGACGTTCTTGCAGTAATCGATCTGGCGTGCGACCGACTTGCCCAGGCCGGCGGCATCCTGCGACACCCGGGCATAGATCACTGCGCGCACGATTACCTCAATCCGCCGTGCATAAAACTCCGCCGTTTATGCATAGAATTCCGGGCCACTGAAAAGCTCCTCGAAAATCAGGGGGGGTATGTGGGTGTCGGCGGGATTTATGGGTGGGGGTACCCGCCGATCGGCGACCGACAATACATGATTGGCCCCAAAAACGGTGGGAGTTGACGGTGTGCTGGTACTCATCGCAGCAAACGTGCAGGTCAGAGGGCTATTTTGGGAGTTTTTCGTTAGAGGGGGAAATGGTCGGAGGCGGGGTCCTCTAGCCGGCCGACTTACCCCCGGGAGGTATATCCCCCCCCTACCCCAATACGGTGGTGGGGTATGCAATCCGTCGCCGGCGAGCCCACACGTCCTATGCCGTTAACTGCATAATTATTCATTGAGACCGAATGGTTTGTGTTGTGCACAGACATGGGTGATCGGCCAGCGACCAGGGGTGGGCAAGGCTAAGGGCTCATGCTCGGTACGTGGCGCCGGCGCTGGGGTGGATGGGTGCTCGCAAGTGGGGCAATGGCAACTGCATTCGGATTGCGTGAATGGATTGCAATTCTCATTTGTCAGTTCATCGATCAACTGAATGCATTTGCGATTGCGATTCGTTCAATGCATTTGTTTTGTTCTGTGTTATGTATCGATGTGTGTACGAGTGTGCAGTTGTGTAGTGGTGCATGGATCAATACATAGTTGATTGGTACATATATCAATACTATTCTTGTTGATACATATATGAGTACAACACTAGTAATACATAGCTAGGTACATAGCAGTAGTGGTACATACATCAGTACATATATGACTAGTACATACATAGGTACATATAGAGCTCTCCTCTGTGCCGGCCGTATGGGGCTTCCATCAGGGCGGCCCACTGCAGGTCCCTATATGCCGGCTTTCCTGGGGGCTGTATTGACCGCTAATTGCCACGCTGGTGGATCGGCCGGCCGTTCGGGGGTTGCCGTATTGGGGGAGCCGTAAGAATCAATCTCCGTAGATTCGCCCAGTTCAGCGGCCATGGGAATCGACCTCTCCCGAGCGAAGAGTTGACATTGGCACGTCGGTACTGTATTGCGTGCGCACGGTTCATTTACAAGTCATGCTCGAAAAAAGTTTTGAGAATCTTTGCGTTGTGGGTTGACATTGGCACACGGTGGGCGCACTATGGATATCAACAAGTTCACCCCACCGAAGGAGACGAGGACATGAACGCGCAGGAGCGGGACCGGGAGCTGATGATGCTGATCAAGAAGCCGAATCTCACCAAGGCGGAGAAGGAGCGGTTGATCGAACTCAACAAGGCGCGTATGGCCGCTCGGCGAGAGGGTAAGAAGTGAGGCGCACACTCATCGGGTTCGCCCTGGCATTCGGCCTCATCGTAGGAGCGGTAGCCAATGCACAGTCCTACGAAACAGCACCGGGCCGACTCTGCATGGAGGATATGCCGTGCTTCCGGTCCGACGCGCCTACCGCACCGCTGTACATGCGCCTTCCGGCCGGGCCGTTCTGGGACCAGTTCGCGCCGCTGCTGGGCTACTACGAAGAGGAGAAGTGACAGGCATGAGCGCCTTTGCGGAGATCGTGAAAGCTCACCCCGAACTGACAGCACCGTCGGTGGTCGACATCGTTACCGCAATCGAGTCTGTCGAATACTTCGGCTGCTCACGGCATGATTTCGCTGCCCACGAGTTCTATACATCCGGCATGGGTGTTGAGTCTGCCGACATCTGGGACTACGGCCACCAGGAAGCCTGAGAATCGTTATCTCGCTGTTACCGAAATCTCTACCGCAGGTCAGCCACTACGTCGTATGGTTGTCCCTAACAAACCACTT